AGATTCATTTTCCCGGTAACACAGTCATTCTCATACGGCTGAAAGTGGACATGACCGTGAACGTTCGCCGCCCATAACACATTTACTGGTTCGTGTGAAAGAATTAATTTTTTACCTATCACCAATGGTCCTTCGTACACTTCATCAAACACACCTTTGTATTTTGTTGCCGTCCAGTCGTGATTGCCTAAAATCAAAACCTTATAACCGGGTAGTTTCTCAAGATACGACAACTCACCAACATCACCAAGATGAACCAAAGTGTCATTCTTGTGAACATACTTTCGAAGGATGTCGGCTTGTTCCTGGCTACTGATTGTGTAACCCATTGCTTCACGGTCTGCATCATCAAAGTGCGTGTCACTTATCAGCCACACGGATCCTTTGGCAGACCATTTTTTAGCGAATTCATAAAGTCCTTGAATCATAATTGCTCTCCAATAATCAAAATCTGGTATTTTAACTACATCACCAACAGCAACAACTTGCTCTTTGTGATAAATAAATTCTGCCATGATTACCTCAAATCAAAATGTTTTTTTATGTTGCTTCTTAAATGCTTCGAGTCCAAGTTTATAAATCTCAGTTTTATTAGCATAATCCCCGCAACTATCAGAACATGGACAATTACCTAATTCTCTCAAAGAGCAGCAGTCAATACTTGCGCCCATATGTTCTTCGCAGTGATAAAATATACAATCTTTTCTGATATTAGACTTGTACCCAATTCCACACCCATAGCTATAATAATCCATCATTTTCCTCCAATTAAACTTGTTTGTCCAACTTGTACATATAAGTTCTCCCATCAAAATCAACTTTCAATTTTTGCAAATCTTTCATCACCAAGATCGCCATCTGTTATGCCACCAAAACGACAAATCCATAATAATCCCTTTAACATTCCATTAAGATTAATAATAGCAAGCCTGTCTGTCTGATGCTCTTTCTCTTTTACATACTCATCGATGTAGTAATCTATTAGTTTGTATATATCCATTTTCTTATCCTTATTTATTCCCAACGAATAGTGACATTGTCATAGTATGGAGCTTGGCTACCTGGTCCCACATAAGTTGTTTTTTTAGGAATTATAGTTTTGTAACCAAGCAACACCATTTGTTTTTCGATCTCATTTCTAACAGCCTGTTCTGTATCTACTGGTATTGTAGCCTTACAGACAAATACACCATCTGAAATTGCTTTATTGATCTCTTGCTCTATATTGGCAAGAATATCATTAATCTCTTTCTGGTGCTTTGATTTAAACCTTGCTTCTGACGCTTTAATCATGATTAATTCCCCAACTTACATCTTTTATGCATTAAATACTTTTTCTGCTAACTCATGGATACTCGGAAGGTGGTCACGTATTTTGTGTAACTGATTTGCAATGTCGTTACAACGGTTATTGATATATAACGTTATCTGCCACTCAATCTCTTCAATAGAGTCAACCCCACGCCAATAGAAACCTTCGGCAATCAGTTTTGGATATATTGTGCAATCCCAAACACTATCTTGTTTCTCAACATATGCAATTGTCTCTCCACTATCAGACAATAAGTAAGCACGTCCACCATCGTCGTATTCTTTCCAGTATGACTTATTTTGTGTTTCAAACAAATCTATGTTTCCCATTGACATACCTCTTATCTTATTCTTTTATCCCACATCAAGATTGCTTCGTCTTCTGTATAATACTTTCTTCCATAATATCCATCAGATGCTATCCGCATTTCTGCTGGACATTTGTTGCATTTGATAATCCAATCATAGTAATGGACTTGACCATCAGGTACAAGAATTCTTGTTATACTAGCTTCGCAGCCACAAAACGGACATTGTTTTAAGTTATCCATATATCCTCCATCAATCCAAACTCGTAAATTTAATTGGATCTTTTATGTCTCAGTTTTTCAATGATTCTTGATATCATTTTTCTCGGCAAAATCCTCACCAGAATTCTAGCTAATTCATCTAGGTCTTCGCTATAAAAAAAGAAATTCGTGGTATAAATCATTAACCTGTTGTTCTTTGATGTCATTCATTTTTTCTCCAATCAAAACTCAACATTATTAACTTCAACTTTATATAACTTCCCATCAACAGATTCTAATGACATTAGTGGATCATCGAATTTCAATCTGAATATATGAAATCTGCAATCTTGTTCTTCGCCATTCTCATTTACGAATACACTATTGAACCAAAGCTGCCTAGTACCATCCTTATTAGATTTCCACTCTATATTTCTAGCGTTGTGAATTGGTATGTTACCCAACATAAAATCCATATTGCCCTCCAATTAAATCAGTTTTCTATTAACTGCCTACCGCATACAGGACAATATTTAAAGGTGTTTGACCTTAACTTTCCTCATCCTGTTTTTCTTTTCACAAATCTCAATAGCTTTGTTAAGATTTTCTTTGTCATATCTGAACACGGTTTTATCAAGTTCATCACTAATAAACGTCCAACCATTATCCATACGCCATCCCCAGATATTAGTGAACCAAACCTCAACAACTTCACATTGTCTAATCTTATATTTACCAAATAGTCCTTGATAAATCACATAACAATATCTGTCAAGCCCACCTCCAGGGAATGGAACAAATGGAGAATCGAAGTCTTTATTAAATTCTTTAATTTCAGTGCCGTCATAATCAACTGCGGCGTCTTTGTGTGCTGTAAATAACATGACATTCTCCTGTTAAAGCTTAGTTTGAATTATTTACTATCTTATACTTCTGATCGAAATATAAATTAATGCATTTATCTTGATCATTATATGTAAAAGGATATGGGGCAGCCATCAACTCACCAATATACTTTTCATTATCCCAGGATTTAAATAGACACCTAATTTCATAATTCTCTATATTATTTTTAACGCACTCGTCATATAGTTGTTTGACTGTTCTAATATTATCTTCCATCATTTTTCCCTATCAAACTTAATCTTCATAATCATCTCAATAATTTTTTAATATACTACCTGTTCCTCAATTTTATAATTATCTTCATTCTTCCCGGTTTTAGCACATTGCTTTATTATATAATCTTCAGCAGCCTTTTTCTTGTGAAATACTGTATCTATTATAAATTCATGAGAGAACGAGTCTTCGACCAAAACGATACAAACGGTATTAATCAATTTCTACCTCCCTATGATAAAACTTAGTTTCAATATACATTAAAATAATCACAATTCGGATCGGTACCTCTTACAAATAATCCGAGTTTTCTGCCGCATCTTGGACATTTAAATTTAACAAAATCATTATGCTTTTTCCTCGGTACTTGTATACCATAGTCTGGACCAATAATTGTGCATTTGCATACTGCATAACTATATTTATCCTCATTAACTTCTTCTTTTGTAACGTATTTTATATCGGTGTAATAATTTGTTGTCAAAAGTACCATTCATTATAATCCTCTTTTTACTCAAACCAGTATTTATCAATGTATGTTATTGGCTCATTACAATATCTTGTTTTTCTCGCCCCGCAATGTGGGCAATAATTATATAATTTTTCAGGGGCCGGAATAATCGGAAGAGCAGCATCTTTATATTTTCTGGTACTACATCCATAACGATATCCGCAACTACATTTTGCGAAAAAACCTACATCGCCTTTATATTTTACAAATTGCCAGCAGTGATCAATTGCTCGACCTTTTCTTTTCTTCTTGCTCATAAAACACTTCTTTTCATTACTCACATACTTCTACGAACTCTTGATACCAATCCAAATAGTGTTTTGCATTGTCTATATGCTCTTCACAAAAATATGCCGGTGTGCCATTTTTATATGCAATAATATGTGGATCTTTTTCGTCAATATATCTATTACAAGTTAAACACCTTCTAAAAACTCTGTTCGTTATAGCATCAAGAAATTCATCTTCATAAACTTCAACTTGATTCATTTATATACACCATCAAAAACACTTTTATTTGACAAGCTCCCATCTATATCCCGGCGGAACCAACGTCCATATTTCGTTGGATTCTTCTTCCATAGCCTCAACTATTTTTAATAAATTAATGGCCGTCTTCAAATCAAAATGTTCATCATCCGAGACTAACTGGAACATGTTGTGTTTTGTTCTATATCTCTTTCTTCTCAACAAAAATCCTTCAACGCTCATAGTTACTCCTGCTTTTTCTGCCCTCTAAAAGATGTTTTAACATCAAATCCATGGCTTTCAATTTTATCAATATCAGTATTACCAATTGGTTCTCGCCGTTCAGAAGAACTTTTTTCCAAAGAAAAGTATTCCTCGAATGCTAGATATATATCCAACGGATCAATCCATTCAGCAATACCACATGCTTTCAATAGTGGAATATGTTTCTCGATTTTTCTGTTTAAATCATTGCCAGGATAAATAAAAAATCTATTTATACTCTTCCAAATTCGATAGTTATTGGTATCGATTGCCTGAATTTGTGAATCAAGCCTTTTCCCTGGATCTTTAAGTTTATAATATCCAGGAATAAATCCAAAGTATATAATATCTAAACTAATCAGCTTCCTAGCCTTATCGTAGTTTTTCCATGATCTTAGCAACTTCATATTATAATCAGATGGGCGATATCCATTGAATTTAATTATATCTACACCAAATAACCAAAAAGAATTGCAAATTTGAAGTAATAGATAATTTGTATTGCTATAATCAGTAGATCGCCAACTATTAGCTTTTAAACTCTCACAAAGAAATTGCTTAGTTAATACAAACGAATCTCTCCGATCAAACACCAAAGAATTATCTTGGTATATGTTCTGAAGATAATCATAATAATCTGTATTTGCATCTATTATTCGCATATCATTCCTCAAAAAAATCGTTTCATTAGTTTTGACGCATCAGGATTTTTTGAATCTGCTCCTGTTGTTTCTTGGATAAGAACTTAAAATCAAGTACAAAATCATCGCATATTTTGTCATTCCGTACACGATCCCAGCCATCTTCACACTCCCAAGAATTTTTATATTTACAATAATCGCACCTGTCCATCAAATAACCCTTTCATTCTGAATCTTCTTCCCGTATTATTGGACATTCACCCTTAAATAATCCAATACATCTTTTCTCAACTTGCGGTGCAAAATAGCACCAAGAAACACTATCTGTATCTTCCTCTAAGAATGGACATTCAAAGGTATTCTTAGGCATTTCAAAATCTAATTTAATCATAGTTGCCACCCTTTCCTTCTGCCTCGACAATTGTCGCTGTATGATTAATAGTAGTTCTCACCGATGCTCTTGTTACTCTGCCTGCTGGTACAATGTCAAATCACCTTATAATATGAGATTTTGTAAAAATCCATTGTCGGACGACGAATATGTACTTCATATCCGTTTGCAATCAGGATTGATACAAAATCGCACACGTTTGATTCGTTATAGTTTCTTCCAATGCTTTTTAAGGTTACTTCTCCAACCTTTTCCTTTTCTTCATCGTATATATCTGCTTTGTAAAATTCTTGTGGTATTACATCCTCCTTACTTGTCGTTTTACTTCCGTTGTCAAAGAAGCTGATCATTTTTTCTTCATATGCTATATCAATGTCATCGCGATTCATTTCTTTGTATCCAACAAAGCATCCATTCACAGAGATTTCATCAATATAGATTTTGTAATCTGTAATACCTCTTGCGCTACAAAAATTATATAATTCTCTTACTGTCATATTGTTTCCTATTCCTACTATAAATATAATAATAATTAATTATGTCGGCGGGTGTGCAGTTTCAATCACACGCATCCGTATAGGGTTGCAACGATGATTTCAGAGTATCTTACGGATCTTCCCCAGCTCTGTGAGGTGTCTCTCCTCGGTGTCCCTATGTAATCCGGCTTTATTTTCTTACGGCTTTTACATTACTTTCGTAACTCTGTGCTTGCCTACCGCCGATATTAGTTATATCCACTCTAACTTGCCGATTAATCTCTTCTGGATTTGTTTCTTAACACCATCAGGCAACGTGTCAAAATCAAGTTCGAAGTTCTCACATAGAGTATCATTACTAATTCTACCAAATCCGTCAGCGCACTCCCAACCGTTGCGATACTCGCAATATTCACATCTGTCTTTCATCTTCTTTCTCCACTACAATCTCAACCATTTTTTTCTTACTGCCACGTTTTGGATAAAACTCAAAGCATGGTTCGATGTATCCTTGGCAATTCCAATAATCATGTAAGAAATAATCGCATTCTCTGCACTCGTCGCAAGCATCAACTTCAGGAATCCATTTTTTTCTCTCCATTAAGAACCTCCATTATTGCATCTGCAAGACCATCTGCAGCCGCTTTGCTGATTGCCCAGTTCATGTATTTACGATGGCAACCTTCACAACGCTCATCGGATAACCCATACTCACAGCTATCACAATAGACAGCGCCGAGTTGTTGCCACAGTAGCTTTGATATCTTTTCTTTCATGACTCATCCTCCCAATTATTTGCACACTTTTTCAGATTCAAATTTAAAGTACCAACAACAAAGCCTTCGCCATCCATGAAACCTCTTTTATATATCGTGGTTTCCAGCTCGGTTAAGCCAAGCGGAGGAATGATTTCATGATTATTAATTTCTTTATTTGTTTTTATAAATGCATCCACAAGCATTCCCATTAAAGCACCTCTTTTTTATATGGTTCTGGTAGCGGCATCCAGGCAATAACTTCTTCAAGGATATCTATGCCGTCAGAGAATTGAACGCCAAACGCATACCCATCATATATGCGGTCTTTGTAAAACTCGTAGTTTTTTCCGAATACTTTGCCCCAATCAAGTATAGCTGTTCTGTAATCGGCATTATCATAAAATCTCGTGGTAACAAGATACTCAGCCTCACCTTTCTCTGGAAGTTTTTCAGTAACAGGAATCCAATTCATCATATTAATTTCCTCCTATGATTGTTAGTCATTCATACTCGCTAATCTCCTTCGGCTTATACATCTCGCAATATCCATTCGAAGGGTTGACCCCGACCATATGAACTACAGTGCCTTCGAATCCTAATGCATCACATAAAAAACCATCACATTCCTCGTGGGTAACCTCACCATTATCTAGATAAACCCATTTAAGTAACTTTTTATTATGTCCACAATTACTACAACGTCCGTCCATATAAAAACCTCATTTTACTGATAACAAACTAGAATTTCAACATCCGTATCTGCAAAGATATACTGGATCATTCTTCGCACCTTTTCCCAGTCTAGGCGGTCAAGTCCGCAGCCGATTCGTGGCATTGCAAGTTTATCAACACCATCAAGCTTACACCATCTATGTAGGTCTTCCAGTGCCATGCGCATGGTTGCATATGTAGGCTTCTCCCAATAGCAATTCTTAGTAACCATATTAAATACTCTTCCGGTCGGAAGCACGTACCCTGGATCAGATGTGAACACTTTTATGTCGTCTCCATACTGATTAGTCGGTTTATAAAGTTCTTTCAATTGCGCTTTGCAGTCAAATCGTTTGTCGAACTGTACGGCAATTCCGGCACCAAGCTTGAAATCTGCACTAATGCAATGAGCTAGATAGTAGTCGTCTCCAACAGTAAATAAATCTCTTTGTTCTTCTCTGTATATCATTCTTCTCTCCAATCAATATTCATGATTATTCCGTAGTATCTAACACAAATAAAGTTCCAGATTCTGGATCACTATAAGCATGAAAGTTTACAGATAAATCACAGTTGCGACTTTTTGAAAATCTGCTAATACAGTTACCACAACTATCTGTTGCATATACGTAATCATCGGTTAAATCAATTGTTTTTAATTCAGGTCTTGCCAATGTTGTAATCACTCCATACGGCGTCCTAAACTTAACGTAGTATGGTTTATCATCGGTCATATCGAATGATGTGAAATCAAAATACCATGTCCCACAGTATTCGCACTTGCATTTATACGGCTCTATTGGGGCACCGCAATTCGGACAATTTGTCATATTAATTCCTCTCCTTCTGATTATTCATCAACTCAAACATTGCCGAAAATCCATCGCACATTCTATCAACCAAAACTTTGTCTTTTTCTGACAAATTATTTATAATATTAACAACTTCATTCTTAGGACACCAATGTGGACGAGAATTTATATCTACTTCAAAAGCACTGATATCAAGTATTTCTTTTTCTTTGGATACTGGCATTCCACAAATATATTTGTTTCCGAATTGTTCTATACTTAAACACGATCCACAATTCTCCGGAACTTCAAATTTCATACTGCTTTTTCCTCAAATCTCTCGCATGGTTCTTGGTGCAAATCTTTACTAATAAATCCAGAAGGTCTACATCGGCAACAATAATCATATTCGCCGTTCATATGAATGTTCCAAGCTTTCAGATTAGCACAACGTTGACACTCACTATGGATATCTTTAATTATCATGGCATCTCCTCCATCTGATAAAATATGCTCTTATCCAACGTGTACTTCGCCGTAAGGAAGGCTATTATCGATTAGTATTTTTGCGCCATGCCAAGTGCCATAATCTTTAGTTTTTTTATTTTTATTAACAAACTCGTTGTCGTTAATTTTAATTGACATCTCATCAAAATTAATATTATTTGTCGGGATAATCCCAATTGACGTAACTACATTATGGCAACAAATATCATTATTACTAATACTTAAAGAAAAAGAATTTTCGTCTTTCAAAAGTCCATATGTTTTTTCGCTGAGAATCAAATACGGATTTTTGCCGTGCTCATCCCTATATCCATCAATACATTTTTCAACCTTCTCTTTATCAAATTTGATCGCTATCATCTATTTTTTCTCCTATGCAATAAAAATCACTACTTTGTACATTACTAATCGTTATTGGAGGCGTGTACGGCATTGGTATCTCAATTGTGTACACCAACCCGTCTACATCATTGACAGCAACAATCGTGCCATAACACCCTTTGAAATCGCCAGTCTTAAACTGGACGAAGTCTCCATTCTTAATCCACCAATCCAACGGTTTCACCTCCTTGCCGTAACCGTAACGCCACCACCGAGCAGCACAAGCACTAACCATATTGCCGTAGCAATTCTCAATGAAAACGTGATTTTAAGGAGCCAAAATATCAAGTAAATAAAAGCTATTGTGATACCCCATGAAAGTAACAATCCAAGAATTATTGCCAAAATCATGGAAATGACAATCCATAAGTTACGATTTTTCATCTTGTAGCATCCTCCATCCCCGGCTCCATCCGTAGCACCATGTATATGTTTTCAGTTTATCCCAACCCCACCGCAACATTTCATCGGCAAGATCTTTGCGCATACGATCCCAACCGTCAATGTGTACATCTTCTGCTGTGGCTTTTTCGCCATCCTGTTTTACTCGTCGCACCAATTCTTTATCGTGCTCCTGCGGAGTAAACCAACATATCAGCTTCAAGGCTTCCTCATCATCGAACTGCACTTTCTTGCGCTTACATTTGCGCCAGTATCGCTTGAGATCATTTAGATGACGTTCCAATATTTCTGATTCTTCCATATCAACGAATGAGATATCAGAGAGATACACTGTAACTCCTTCTTTATCTCCCGCCATCATAGGAGTCAGAAATGGATAAAACGGTACAAGATCTTTTTGACTGTTAATCCGCAGCGGAACAATTTCTCCAACGTGTCTGTATATTTTTATCTTGGAAAAATCGGTTACCTCGCGGATCATGACCAAGCTATCGTATACATCACATTTTCCACTGTAGAGGCTCATTATTATGTCACCTCCTCCAATACATATATTGTATTTATCGTTTCCAATATGTAGCTGTTGTCACGGTCTCTACTGAGTCCAATCACTTCTGATGTTCTCCATGTATCGTAATATGGGTGGCCATATATGGTAGCATTGATTGGTTTAAATTGCCTAATCTCACCAATTTTCAAAATGCAGCCACGCATGTCATCATATTTTGGATCAGTAACGGTTTCCCATCTTGGACCCTTCCTACCGCTATGTACAATGTTTATAATTTTATATTTTTCACTCATTCTTTAATACCATACTTTTTCTCAAGGTAATTCTTGAGATGCGTTGCATACCAGATGATTTTATCTACGTCTTGAATGCCGTTCTTCTTATTCCATCGACAGGCATACTTAATTATGTTTGCTGTGTCTGCTGCTTCTATACCATTAAGCCCATCAGTAAAAGCTTCTATCACATCAATCACCTCTATACCGGATTGGCTCTGGTAATGCGGTGGATGCGACACCATTTTGTCGTTACTCTCATATAAAGTCATTTTGTTCCTCCTCAAATTCTGGCGGCATTGTATCGTTAGGACAAACACCGTTAAAAATATCAAGTGCATGGTAAATGTCATCTGTTAAGATTGGCATTTCCGCACCGTCTGAATATTTAGCATAAAAGCTAAGATGATTATTAAACAAATCATTTGCGACTCCGAAGGTCACCCCATCTTCGTCCGTTATCAAATCTGTTTGTACTTCGTTCCACCAGAG